TAGAATGGATCATTACATTTGCTGCGGTTCGCATAATCTTTTCAAACCGCGTATCTACATCAACTAACGTGCCCTTTGTAGTAAATGGGCTAGAGCCATCAGAGTGCGTAAAATCACCAACTTGGACCAGCATGCCTGTTTTAGCTTCAGGCATTTTATCTGTTAGGTTGTCTACGGCAGCTAAGATTTCTTTTGATGCAATCTTAGAATCAAAATCTCTGTCTCTAGTTTCTGATCCATCAGCTCTCATACCTATGTGAGCATCCCCAATAATAATCGTGGGCATATATAAATCTTTATTATGCTTTTTAGCTTTTGGTTTTTTAGCAACAGGAACCAGTGTTGTTTTAATTTCTTCTACAAAGGCTTTTAATGCCTGTTCTCTTTCAGCTTGTAATATACTGCGTTTAGTTTTAAGCCACGCTTTATTGCCTTCATCATCTTCAGTGTAGATTGAGCGACCAATAACGTGCTCACCTGTAGGTACGTGACGTGTAGCGTCCCAATTTTCGCTAAAACCTGCAGCAGAGGCTCTCGATCTAATGGTGTTAATAATATCCCTAACAGTAGAAGATGTAATTCCTAAATCTCCACTAGCCCGGACAGAATTTCTATTATGTTTTTCCCAACATTTCAAGACTTCTCGTTGACGATTAGTTTTAGCGTAATCAATTAAATTCAAACTACTATCCCCGCAATCGTCATAACTACTACAAATATAATTAAACAAGTACCAATTATCGCTGCGATATCAATCATGGCTGCTCTAGTTTCTGCTTTAGCTTTAGCATCAGCTATACGCATATTCCGTATCTTTGTTCTTTCCTTCAGCATATCGTGCCATAGATTTGCGTTTCCCGTCCAATAGAACAAATCCTTTAATTCTTTTTCTAGCTGTTGGGCTTTTCTTTTTTGTAGTGTTATCTCTAACGCCTGACTTTCAACAGATTTGCCGCCGAACAATTTTTCTATCTTGCTAGGATTAGTAGCTTTTTGTTCTAAGACGCTAACAGTTTCTCGCGCATCCCAGAACTTACTTAAAGCTCTTGTCATGTCGCCTAATTCTTTGCCCTCATTAACCGCCGTTTTCATAAAACGGTAAGCAGAGGAGCACATCTGTACTGCTGCTATGATCTCAACAGCCATTAGTAAATCCTAATTCCTTCTTGAGTCGGGTCTGCTAAGATCGGCTTGCAGTATGTAGTAATCCCTATAGAGGTGCTTGGTGAGCTTCTCTGTCGCAGTTTTGCAGCAAAGCTATTGCAAGTATCAACGCTCCGAAAGCACATGGACTCGCCACAGTTGTCAGCAGCTACTTCCAGACCGCCAATGGTCATAATTAAAACGAAAACATGAATCATTAATTTATTTCGTAAAAGCGCATATCCGAAGACTGCGCTAATACCCTTTAATTAACAATTTTTTGTAATCGGGATCTAAAAGCTTCTTGCGAATGTAGCCGGCGTATTCATGTGTGCCTATCGCAGCACCACACTCTCTAGACCATTGCTCAGCAATCACTAAAGGGATCGAACCGACCCATCTGGCTTTTGCATCGCCGTGCATGGAAGGAATGTGATCTTTTAGATCATGGATCTCTTTTAGAATTCCGCTTACGTCTTGGCTTCGGGCTACTTGTATCTTGTTGTCCTCTGCTGTTATTTTCTCGCTTATTGACATCTTCTACTACCTCAAAAAATCCTGTTTTTAAAGCTTTCTTAACCATCTCAGGAGCGACTTCAACAATATCACCCACTTAGTAGCGAGCACCTTCTATCCACGGTTGACGTGGGCTAGTGCAGATAATTTTTGTCATATGGTTGCTTCTTATTTCTTTGTAGACTTAGCGCCACTACACTTCCAACGCTTTCGGCTTAGGTTGTTAGGTGTGTTCGGGTCGTTCTGCTTTGCTTTTGATAAGCGTTTCTTGATCCCGAGAGATCTAGCGCAGTATGAGTCACCCTTGCTTGTGCCGGGCTTGACTCGAGGACCGCCATCTTTGGCTTTCCCGGCCTGCCCATAGCTAACCTTCTTACCAGATGCGGTGACCTTTACTTTGGCCTTGCCCTTTCTTGGTGTTGCCATGCTTACCTCATAGAAAAGGCCGAGACCCCCGAAGAGATCCCGGCCTATCCGACTTAGCTCACGTCAGCGATAACGCCGTGTGCTGCTTCGTTGTCTACCTGGAGACCAAACTCTACAGAGATCAAGCGACGCTCGGCATGGCCGGTACGCGCTAGAGGCTTCTGTGAAGTAGGCTTGAGGTATGCTACTCGTGCGTAGTTAGGGTCGAGGACCAGAACGTCGCGTGAGCGGCTGAAGCGTGAAGGAACAATCTGTAGCTCACCGAAGTCTGAGATGTAGACGTCGATTGCAGCGTTCAGCTTGCTGTCTTCTGCTTCTTTGTAGCGAGTCGCGTTGCCTGTGAAGGCAGAGATAGTCTGCTTCTGTGAAGAGCCACAGATTACGACTGAAGGCTCAGCGCCCTGGTCCCAACAATCAGCGATAACGCTCTTGAGGAGTGCCTCAGTGATTGCTCGCTGTGTACCGTCAGTTGCCGCTGCATCAACGTAGCCTGCATCGCCAGAACCTGAAGTAGTACCATCAGCACCACCAGTTCCACGATCAGCGTTAGTGCGGAGGAACGCAGGGAGGCCCGCAGATGAGCGAGCTGTGCCAGACGCACCGGCAGAGGCTGCCACGTTGTCACAGAGCATAGACTCCATGTCACGCTTAAGCTCTTTCAGCTTGTAAGCGATCTGCTTGGCAGTAGTCTGTGCATCGCCTGCGCCGTTTACAGCGTTGGCAGTGTCAGACACTTCTACGACCTTGTCAGAGATCTGCGTGTAGTTGCCCTGACGGACAGCGTTAGTTGGTGCATCGTTACCTGGAGCAGACTCGCCCTCGATTACACGGTTTGAAGTGCTAGCTGCTGCTAGAGACACTACACCCCACTCGAAGTAAGTGTTGTCCACGTTGCGACGGCCAATAGCAGACATCACTGGTGTGTCAGTTGGAGAGATGGAGATCATCGCGTCTTGCAGATCTTCCTTGATGGTTGAGACGTCATACGTCTCGTTAGTGTTAGCTGTTACGCCCATAATATTTCACCTAAAGTAGTTAGCTTAATAAGAATTTGGCTACATCATCGATGCTGCCGGTCTTTTTCATCCGAGCTTGAGCGTTCTGCCTCTGCTTGGCTGCGCCTGTTCTACCAGTTTTCTTAGTGCCCGGTTTGACCATTGGTCGTGCGTTACTGGCTTTCTGCGTGGCCTTAGACTTACCCTCAACGAGTTGGTCGTACTTCATAGCCTTTTGCAGTACCAGGATCGCCCGGTGGTCCATAACCTCAGATAGCTCTGACTCGGAATAACCGAGCTTGCTACCGAACTGTACTAAGTCTTCCTTGAGCTTGGATGCCGTTTTGGCGTCTCCAAACTCTGGTATTACTTTCGCTAGCTGCTGCATCTCACCTTGGAGATAGTGCTGCTGTGCAATTTGCATCTGTTGTTGCTGAGACTCTGTAACTTGCTGAATCTGATACTGCTGATTCTGATAGTTTTGCATTGCCTCGTCATAAGATAGTTTCGCGTCCATGTAGCCTATAGGGTCGTTGTTAAACAGTTCCCTAGATGGTGGCACAGGGGCGCTAGCTAGCTGTCCAGTTTGCGCTTGCTGCAACAAGTGTGACAGTTGCTGTCGCTCATTTAAGAGAGCTTGGTATACACCTTCCGCTTCTTTCTTAGCTTCGGATGCTTCCTTCATTCCCTTTTGGATATAAGCTTGGCCACTGAAGGATTGCTTTAGGTCGTCTAGGGTTACTTCACGTTCCTCGCCATCTACTTTGACTGTGTAAAGTTCCTGCTGACCGGCGTCTTCAGCCTCTTCTGCTTCATCCTCATCTTGATCATCAGACTCATCTGGGTCATCCCCTTCATCAGCCGTATCATCAAGATCCTCTCCGTCCTCAGACTCATCTGCATCGTTAGACTCCGCTTCGGGTTGGTCTAGCAGATCTTCCTCGGTTGGATTTTCTTTACCTTCGTTGCCCATAATTAGGCTGTCTGCGACGGAGTCTATGCCGCCGTCCATATCAGTCGTATCCACGGTCCTGATTCCTTTTGTTACTTACGTTTCTCGAAGACTTTCTCGTCCGTTATAGCGGATTGGAGTCTGGCTTCGATCTTGCCTAATGCACTCACTATGGAGTGCGCTTCTTCCCTGATCCCTGAGTCCGCAGACCCAGAGTTCAAGAAGATTTTGACCTGCTCACCCCTCAGTTCGTCCATGACGGTCCTGAAGTTCTCATCTGCCAGTAAAGCCCTGGCTCGAGCAGCTCGCTGTTTGATATCCAATTATACACCTCTTGGAGCGCGTTGGAGCGTTCTAAGTTTCTCTGTTTCGACACTTGTCTCATACTTGCCTAAAATCTCAGCACTCTTGAGCATGAGGTCTTGGTCCATCTTATCACGCTCCAGGTCATCCTTAGCAGCAGCCTTAGCCATCTCCATCTGCATCTTAGCGGCATCGGTCTGAGCGTTAGCTTGAACCTTCATCTGCTCGGCCTGTAGATAAGCTTGGTTAGGATCTACCTGCTGCTGCGCTGTTGCTGCCTGAGCCTCTTCAGCCATTGCTTGTAAAGCTGCCTCAGTCTGTGGGTCCATAGGAGCGAAGTAGCGGTCAGTGTTACGAACGCCAGACATAGAAAGGATGTCGCCCAGAGAGTTACGGATCTGCGTCATGGTCACTAGACCGTTCTGAGGACCGTAAGTCTGATACATCTGGATCTGCATCTGTAGAGCCTGATTAAGCGCAGTGATCTTAGTCTCGTCCTTGCCGGTGCCCAGACCGACGTTGATAGAGAGATCCATCGCTGAGTTCCACACCCGAGGATCTATAGGGATAAACTTGCCATTGAGGCGCATCATCTCTTCGTCGGTTGTGTTCTTAATCATGAGGTCTAGCATGAGCTTAAACATCTGACGCATGCCGCCCTCTGCGAAGTTCCTAGCAATAACCTCTACCTGCCCGGCACCTGCCTGCATAGTATTGGCTACAGCAGTCGCTGTGGCGTTCTGGAGAGCGTCTGGGTCTAGGCCTAGTGATGCCCTAGATACGCCTGTCTTCTGCTCTGTCTGCTCGTCCATGTACTGCATGGCGGGTAGTGTGCTGCCTGCAATAAAGGGCACAGAGAGGTCTTGTATAGCGCCCATCTGCTTAACCCGGACAATAGCGCCAATCTCGTTATTGAGCACGTCGTCCATGTTGGTCAGGTCTTCTACTATTTGCTGCCGTGGCTGATTGGTCAGGGCCACGTTGTCTAGCATGCCACGGAGCATTGACGTAGATGCGTCCTGGTCGTTCATGATCAGGTCAGCCACTGACCGACCGTAGAATGCGTGAGGCTCAGGGTCGCACTCGAACACAGCGAATGGGATCTCGTCGCAAGGCATAAGGTCTAGCAGCTTGTAGCCGTTACCGCCCATTGTGAACTTATGCAGGAGAGGTACGCCTGTGCCGTCCACATCAACGCGCATGTAGGCCTCAGTTATAAGGACTACCTTCATTGATGGGTCGTTGTAGTCTTCCTCTGCACGGTCGCGTGAGTAGCCTCGACGTGCGAAGTCTTCCTCATCTACCAGGCTGTCAGTCTCTGATATCCCTGACAGCTCTGAGATCTCTTCAAAGTCAAAGCCCATAGCCACAACATCAGCCACGCGCATCTCTGTACGGTGAGCCACCACATAGGCGTCTTCAATGCTGCGAGCGTTACGGTCCACAAAGAATTCTTCGGGAGGCACAGACTCTACGCAGAGCTTGCCGTCGTCCTTGGTCTTGATGATCTTGATGTCGTGCTTGCGGGTCTGCACCTGCGTACCCATCTGATCCATCTCAACCTCAATAACCTCTGAGTGCTCGATGACCTCGATGTCGTCCTCGTTAACAATGAGAGCGAACTCTTCGTCGTTAAGATTGGTGAAAGTATAGGTCTTGCCTGTCTGGTACTCTTCCCAATAGATCTTGGCTATGCCGTTCTTTTTGACCAAAGCATCGTGGAACACATCAGAGAGAACCTTGTAACCGTTGATCTCGCCAAACTTCCAGTGCATGTAGGACGTAGCTTGCTCTGCGCCCTGTGTGTCCTCTGGTCCACGAGGCACAAACTCGACCGGGCGCTCAGTAGACAGGAATATACGCATCAGGCTTGGCTTTATTCCACGGATAGCATCACGGACCTTGGTAGCCACCACTCGTGAGCGGCCATCCTCAAAGCCTAGATTTGTCTCGCCATCAAAGTAGCGTTGGGCCTTAATGCGATCTGGAGATATCTCGTTCTCAACAAAGTCCACCGCATCAGTTATGGCGCTAGCTACAATGCTTTCGATTTCGTCATCTGTAAGTTGCTTTGGCTTCATCGAATAATCCTATTGTCTAATTTCACCGAACTCTTCGGTAATAGCTGAGGGCGCTGCGCCTATTGTACCGTAAGCGCGAGCAATCTCGATGGCCTCTGCTTCGGATAAATTTTTAGTGTTTTGATATTTCCTAATCAAACCAATAATTCGTCTTGCCTCAGCTCCCCTAGTATTGATCAAAGACCTAGCTATATCAGCAAACACTTGGTTAAGCTCTTCTTGAGCCATATTTTCAGTTTGGCCGGTAAGGTTCTGCACTACTTTTCTAGCAGAGCCAGGTATATCACCAGTAGCTAATGACTGTATTACGCCAGGTTGCGTTGCTTGCTCTACTTGACGCTGTAGTGCTTGCCTTGAGGCTGTTGCGCTTCCTCTGGCAACAGTTCCCTCAATGCCGATAACCTCAATACCTCTCTCTAGCTCCTGCATTAGTTTATCAACCTCAGCTTTAGGTAGAATTAACTTAAGCTTATTCTGAGAGTCTCTACTACTAAGTAGACTTACCGCCTGCTTTACTTCTTGCAAATCGGCGTCTGGGTTGGCTATCGTTGCTCTCGCTCTAGATATTGTTTCATCTATGTTAGTGCGAACCATTCTAGCTAGCGATTCTTTAATCTGCGCTCTGGCTCCGGTGTTAGCCGAGGCTAATAATCGCGTAATATCCTCAATGGTAGTACCTTTTCCAAAAAACTGAGTGCCTAGTCGTATGGCTTGCCTTTCTTGAATTGTATCCATTCCAAGATTTACAGCAGCTCTGTAGCCCGGCACGGCATTTTCAATAGCATTATTTAATTGACCATAAAGAAGGTTAGCGGCTATTCCTTCATCCTTTAAGACGCCTGTTATTGGGTCCTTACTGTCTTCTGCTATGTTACCCAATGCTCGTTTTATGTAATCTAACTGCATTACATTAGGTAATTCTTCAATCGATACAGTTCCATCATCATTCAAAACAAAGTTAATTTGTCTAGACTTAGGAATATTCAGATCAGCAGCCATCATCTCATTCGCACGGATTAAGGCTTGGTTTTTTATTCTTGGGCTAATTCTGTCTAAAACACCCAATACTTCCTCGCCAGGGGCGCCAGTTGCATAACTTATAGGCTTCCCATAAACTATGCTGTAAGCTTCATCTCTAACCTCTTTAGTTCTTGCGCCCGCTTCTTCGACAATTGTTTTTACTCCTAATCCCCTTGTGCCCAGAGTCTCATCAAGAGTTGTTTCCATTGATTGCCGACTTTGCTGCCTCATTCCAGGCATAGCTCTTTGCAGCTCTGTTAGCGCAGCGCCACCCTGAGCAGCAGAGGCATCAAGTAATACCGCCGTGGCAGGACCCGCAGAAGCAAGAGTAAATTCTTCACCAAGGTCTCTAATCCTTCTCTGAGCAGCCGCTAAGTCTCCACCTGCAATAATGGTAGATCTAACAATGCCTGCTGCCTTTTCTGAGATGTTTAGCTCTTTGGCTAGCTGTGGTAGGCCTATGTTCTGTAGGTCACGCATTGCCACAGATTCAATAGCACCTTGTACGCCGCCACCGAAGGCTCCTGTAGCTGCGCCTAACATGCTTCCAGAAAGAGCTCTTTGCTTTCTTTGCTCTGGGGTTTCCCCCTCGCCGTAACCAGATATAGCACCCTCTAGACCACCTGTTAATACGCCATATAATGCTCTTTCGCCAGTTCTAAGCAAAGGAGTTGTGGCTCTTGCAGGTAAAGCATACATTCCTGCGCCTGTTCCTAGTATTCCGCTAGTTGTTTGTAGCGCAATATCTGTAAGTGGAGCCGCTCTCTGCATAGATTGCTGCATAGTCTTCGCTCTTGCTTCTGCTTCTGGGCTAATCATGCCTGCCGCTTCATCAAGATAGCTGCCGACAAAAGGAACGCCTCGGCTGAATGACGAACCGTAAGCAGTCATAGGGTTTTGACGAACTATATCCTCAGCCATTCTCTGCTGATACATTTCCCCAGGAAGCTCTCCTCGACGCATGCGAGCTAGCTCTTCTGGGTCAGTAGTCGAATATGCTCCGCTAACATAACCTTGCAGGCCAGTAGGCGTAGAGTAGAACTGCCCCTCTTGAGGACCAGGTTCAAACTGAGTGCCTAAAGGCATACGAGGCTGTGCCACATAACCACTAGCAGTCCTGCCTGTTTCACTGGTAGATTGCGCTACTCGTTCCTGCTGACGAAGTTGAACATAAGCTCTCTCCAATCTGGATTGTGCTTCCTGCTCTGATTCAGCCTCTACGTTGTAGTTTTTTCCGTCTGGGCCTGTAAGCTTAAAACTTGGCATAATTTTCCCTAGTCAGCAGGCGTGATACCTGAATCTATTTCGGTAATTGAGCTTCCAGAACCTATCTGCGGAGTCGTATCAAAGAAGCCTGGAACAATATTGTTTATTGCCGCCCTTCTTGCAGCGGTATACAAAGACTGAGTCCTAAGCTTGTTTATCTGTTGCGCGTATTGCGTAGGAGTAATTTCTTGAGAATAAAGCTTATCTATTAGCTCTTGCTCTTTTCTAGCAATATCTGCTTTAGCCTGAAACATCTGATTAGTTAAAGCTCTTCCCTCTGGCCTTTGAGTAAAGCTAGGCAGTGATGAAACATACTGTGCCATCTCTCTGTCAGATGTAGAGCCAGATCCTGTCTCCCTCATTGTTGGCGCGATTCTGTTGATCATTGACTGAGCAGCAGACATTCTGCCATCAGGGTCTAGAACCATATTGGCTAGATCGGGAGCATTTTGCCTCACATAAATCTCAAACAAGCTCTGGTCTTGGCTGTTTTGAAGCTCAGTTATGGTGTTAATTTCGTCAGCCAATCTAATTTGTGCAGACGCAGAATCCTGCACTTCTGGAACCGCTTTTATCGTGCTGTTTACAAGCTCACCGAAAGCTTGTTGCTCAAACCCTGGAGTCCCTGGAGCTTGCAATATAGTTTTGCTAGCATTAGCTGATTGGAATTCACCAAAAGACATTGGAGTGCGACCAGATCTCGTTTCTTGCTGAACGTAATACTCATAATTCAGTTGAGCAGCAGGAGGCGCTTTAGGTGCTGTCAGTTTGCTTTTTAGATACTCAGCCATAATTGCTGCTGCTTGCCCAGGGTTAGCTTCAACCATATCGGCTAGCTCATCCTGCCCCTCTCTACGAAGTTGCTCTGCCGTCTTATTAGCTTGAGTGCTCATAAAGTCCAAAGCCCGACGTTGCTCGATATTAGCCGCTGCCTGCTGCATAGCTACCTGGTTAGGATTAAGCGACATGCCGCCTAAACCGATCACTAAACGATCAGCAAAGTTAGGATCTTGAACGCTTCTCTTAATCCCGCCACCAATAGCGCCGAGAATGCCCATAGCACGGCTGCCTAGAGTCTGGGGCGAACCAACCTGATTAGCCGCCTGATTTAAAGCCGACATATCTGGCATAGGCGTCTGACCCATTGCTCCAGGTAGATTCGGCTGAAGCCTGTATTCATCTAATAAACCGGCCATAATTCCCTCTCTACTTGAATAAGTCTAGCAGACCCTTTGCCTGCTTCTTGGCTTTCTTGCCGATTGTGCTTGGCGCTTCCATGATGCGAGCAGGCATAGACATCACGTTCTGCCCGGCAAACCTCATGCGGTCGCCTATGTCATCAGGGTTCAAGCCAGACATTACCATCTGCTGACGCCTCATCTCCTCGTCAGCCTCTGAGCGCATTGGCATATTCACCATAGACTGCATTGGCTGATAGGGAGCCATCTGTGGAGGCAGGTACTGGCCTTGTGGCTGCATCTGCATCTGCTGAGCTGTGACGTAGTCTGGATAGTTCATTTTATCCCCCTGCTACTTGAGCGCCTAACTGCAAGTAGTCGAACAGTCCTGGCTGCCTGCTAGTGGTTTGCGTCTGAGCGTTAGTCTGAGAGCCGCCGAACGCGCCTAGCTGAGTCTGTAGAGCTTGCAGAGGTGCGCCGGTGTATCCTGCGTACTGTGCTCTACCTGCGTCAATCAGAGCCTGGTTAGCTGCCTGCTGCGCTAGTCCTGCCTGAGCTATATCAGACTGTACGTCGCGAACCATGCCGAACCCGAGGTTGCCGATGTTAGCTAGCTGACCGGCTGCCTGTAGACGCTGACTACCCGCTTGCAGTCCTGCTGACTGATTGGCTAATTGAGCCTGCATCATGGCGCTCTGGTTTGCCTGTGCTGCCTGATTAGCTGCCGCTGCCCCAAACTGTCCTGCTTGGTTCAGTGCGCCCATGTTGGCGAGGTTTGTCTGTGTGCCTAGCTGAGCATTCTGTAGTGCCGCTACGTTGCCTGCCTGTGCTCCAAATTGAGCCGCTACATTACCTGCTTGAGCGCCAAACTGAGCCGCTGCATTCTGCTGTGCTGCGTTCTGTAATGCAGCCTGAGTCCCGAGCTGAGCATTCTGAAGATCAGCAACATTTTGCGCTTGAGCACCGAATTGGGCTGCTTGATTCTGAGCCGCTGCGTTCTGTAAAGCTGCGACGTTCTGAGCCTGAGCACCAAACTGTGCTGCCTGATTCTGAGCCGCAACATTAGCAAGGTTGGTTTGAGTTCCTAGCTGAGCGTTCTGTAGGTTTGCTTGAGTGCCTAATTGAGCGTTTTGCAGTGCAGCAACATTCTGTGCTTGCGCTCCAAACTGAGCAGCCTGATTAGCCGCTGCCTGATTCGCTAAGTTAGCCTGTGTACCTAATTGGGCATTTTGTAATCCTGCGACATTTTGAGCCTGCGCGCCGAATTGAGCAGCTTGGTTAGCCGCTGCCATATTAGCAAGATTAGTTTGGGTACCCAGTTGCGCGTTTTGCAAGCCTGCTACGTTTCTAGCTTGAGCGCCAAATTGAGACGCCTGATTCGCTGCTGCTTGATTAGCCATTTGCGCTTGCTGACCAAGGTTTGCTGTTGTAGTGGCCGCCTGTAAGCCTGTAGCTTGATTAGCTAATCCTGCCTGCATGCGTGTAGCGATGTCCTGCTGCGCTGCTTGCTGAGCCTGTGTGAAGCCTGCTTGACGTAGTCCTGACGCTGTACGAGCTGCCTGCTCTGCGAATGCTCGATTAGTCTCTGCCTCTGCAATGCCTTGACGTGAACCACCGAATGCGCCCGCTGCCTGAGCTTGCGCCCCAGTGACATTCTGCTGCATCAACCTCTGACGCTCGAGGTCTGATAGCGACTGCTGTACTACCTGAGATTCGTAAGGGTTAAAGTAAGGGTCTAAACTAGTGCCTGCTAGCTGTCCTGCGGTGACGCGATCCGCAGTAACAGGGCCAACACCTGCAATACGCTCTGCGCCATAACCTTCAGCGGACGCTCTCTCTGCTGCTGCTTTCTGAGCCTCATAGCCCTGAGCTGTAGCTCTTTCTGCTGCCGCCCTTTCAGCACTGTAGCCTTGAGCCGCTGCTCTCTCTGCTGCCGCTCTTTCTGCTGCTGCTTGTTGAGCAGTATAGCCTTGAGCAGATGCTGCTGTAGCATCGTAGCCCTGAGCAGAAGCCTGTTGAGCCGCCGCATCTGCCGCTGTATAACCGCCTGCCGTGTAACCCTGAGATCCCGCTTGCTGAGCTGCTGCCTGAGCTGCGTTGTAACCTTGAGAACCTATCTGTGCTGCCTGCACGTTAGTCGGCGTTATGTTCATTCCAGCAACTGTTCCGAGAGCAGCGTGGCCTACAGTGTTGGCGATTCTCTGCGCGGCGTTACCATCACTGAGGGCGCCACTTGGAAGGTTTGTGAAATTATTCTGTTGGCCTACGGGCGCCATCGTTGGGACAAGGCCAGGTTGCGGCCTCACAGCAGGCTGCATACCTATCGGGCCCATAACGGCTGATTGATTTCGGGGTGAGACTGAGCTGTTAGCTGCGCCTGCCATAAGGTACTCCTAGTTGATTCGTCGGCTGTTAGCGGTAGTCGCTACGAGTGTAGATGCCGCCGTCATAATCATAACCGCCAAATTCGTCGATCATGCCATACCCTGGGATTCGAGTAACATCTGTACCAGACCCTTGTGGGTTTACGAATTGCTTATCAATAAGAGCGGCCTGACCCGGACGACGTGCCGCGAGCTCTGCTACTGCCTGCTCGTAGAGAGGCGCAGATGAGTAGCCTCTAACACCGCCCTCGAAGGTCTGCGCTTCAGGCATACCGGCCATAGCATCCATCTGAGGCATTAGACCAAAGGCTGATCCAAAGTTAGCCGCTGACTGCATAGCTGCTGCCTGCATAGGCGTGAACGCTGCAACGTCTGGGCCGTAGTAAGGCGTGTAGCCGATTTGGCTGATCTCTTTGCCCTGAGCGATGTTGGCTCGAGAGGCATCCTCAATATACTTGGGTATCTTTACCTGTGTTGTTTGGCTGCCGCCTTTTCCACCTGACATATCAAATTTCCTTGCTCAGTGTTAGTAGTGTCGGCTCCCACCCAAACGGTGCTAGAGCCTTCTTCCATCCCATCCTGCCTGCCAGTGTCAGTGCAGTGCAGCCTTGTGCTTTTGCCCACCGAATGACATCGTCGTGCATGTCGGTGATCTGGTCTAGCTCCCCTCCTGCGAGGAATATATGTAACACTCGCTTTTTGGGATATACCGCTAGCTCCGTAACAATACACCCGCGCTCGGCGGGCCATAGCTGCATATTTCCTGACAGTATACCATCAAATACGTCTTGTAGGTCGTGAGTGCCGCCTCCATAGGCTAGTGCGTCCTCGATCCACTTAGAGCACCTCATAAACTCGTCTACGATGACACCACCTCCAGTACAGAAAGTGTTACCGATGGTGACGCAGGAGAGAATGCTGTAGCAGCCGAGCCGTGCAGATCTGCATCTAGATCGTCTGTAGCAAACATTGCCTGCAAGTAATCACCCGCAGTCACAGAAAATATAGCTGACCGGCAGATAGTCTTGCGCTGATCATTGTTGTGCAGCGTGTCTACCATTGTCGTACTAGGTGCGTCTGATCCGTTGATGCGTGGCCAGAAATAGAACGTCTTGGTGTTAGCTGACTCTGAGTGCATCTCAGCAGTAAACGTAATATGAAACACGCCAGACTTCGTAAAGTTAATCTTAGACGAGTCAGTGCCATCAATAGAGATGCCGTTAGCAGATACCGTAGTGTTCCAAGTTATAGCTGTTGCGGTGTTTACAGTTGCGGCAGCATGGATTGTCGTATCAACAATATAGGCGTAATGCACCTGCCCGCCACCTAGAGCAAGAGGCCACCACGCTAGGTCCTTAGACACAACCGGGTACTTGCCGTCACGCTCCCACATAAGCAAGCCGTCCTCTGTGGCTCGCTCATCGTCACCCTTATGACCTAACAGGTTTCGGGTTCTTCTCAGGTGTTGCAGTAGGCGATTAGCCCACGTCTGCCAAGCGCCACCAGAGGGCTGTGGGAGCTGTTCACTCAACGCCTACCCCCCGCCACTATATCTAGACGATTGATGCCTACACGCCAATCTGAGAGCCTCTCGCCCTCTACACGGATGCGTAGCTGCCTTCCAGTAAATCGCAGGCTAGTCGGCGATGACATAGGATAAGGGCCGTACTCCCTTTCGACGTCATTGGGGTAGAACCTAGTCTTAAAGGTAGCCGTAACGTCACCCGCTGTGCGCTCGTCTGGGATCATCTCAACCACCGAGGCTATCTGATCACCAGTTCCGATCATGATAGGGCCGCTCTCAGCGAACGGTGACAGGCTACCGTAGGACAGTCCGACCTCGTGCTCGTAGATCTTGTTGTCATCAGCGTCTGCCCATATTGGGTGACGGAATGCGCCGTGATCCACTCCAGAGGTTCTAGCTAGGGACCCGATTGACCAAGTATTCTCTACAAAGTTGTAGACCACATAGCGGTCGCACTCGTTCGATGCACCAGACGGATAGAACCACCAGATCTCACCGTAGCGAGAGTTCGTCACTGCGAACGCCTTAGACTGCTGCGAGACGTTAATATCTGAGAAAACGTAGTCAGAGACGTCAGACTGCACCTTGGATACTGATCCTCCTGCGTAGCTAAAGAATGCTCTGCGACCCATCCACATGGCACCGAGGTCAGTTGTAGCGACTGCCTTCTGAGAGATTATCCCGCAAGAGGTCCCAACGCGCTCTATACCGTAGACGTAAGGAGGCCCCTGGTAGCTTGCGACGTGTGCATCGATGTTAGTCAGGATTAATGACTGACCACGAACCCGGATGCCGCACATGATCTCACCGGCAGTCTGTAGCTCTAGGTCACCTGCCTCGTTAGTAGCAGATGGCGTCCAGGTGGTGTTGTCTTCCTTGTCGGACCATTGCACCAGACGAGGGTTACCACCGGCACCTAAGCAGAACAGGAACCGCTCCTCAGAGACCATTAGTGCGATGTTGCTTGTGGGTGCGTTAGCCACTACCGCAGCAGGTGTTCCAGAGTTTAGCTGCCACTCGTAGACCTTGCCGTCATCCCTGGTGCAGCCGACGAGGTATTCGCCCCAGTTGTCTAGCGACCAGGTAGTAGCAGGAAGAATGGTTTGATTGTCTAGGCGCTCTGTGCCGTAGGTCTCGTAGCCGTAGGATGCCGCACCGTAACCAGTAAAAGCAGACGCAGTCTCCCTGCCCGCAGTGAACCCGGCAGGCGTGATGTCGTAACGGACACCGCTTTGGTTCCAGATGTAGAGAGAGCTGTACGACCCACCGGCAATGTAGCGGCTGTTGGAGTTGTCCTTCCACGTCAACATGCCACGGATAGCGTTATCCGCAGCGTTGTCGCTCTTTAGACGCCATCCACCCACAGGTCGCATGGTTCCGTCAATCCACCGAATCAGGCTAGCATCACGCCACCTGTTCGATGATTGAAGGTCCGTGCCATTGCGGTAGATGCCCGCCGGTATGTCCAGGGGAGTCAACGGCATGGTGTGCTCCTTAAGGTGCTACCGGCCAGTCAGAGTCTTCCAGGTTCGGGAAGTTTGCGTGGTCTGTTATATCCCGCAGAGATTGTCTGTAGGCAGTCATCTCGGCAGACATAGTTACATCAGACAGTCCGTGCCAATCCGTATCAGCCAGTAGCTTGTCACGCTGTGTGCGTACAGACTCCGCAGCCTTAGCGTCCAGATCAGCCTGATAAGCCGCCTCATGCTCAGCCTTGGTAGTAGTAACGCCGTCTTCTGTAGTGTCAGCAAACATATCTGTTTCTATGTAAGCCTCTACCCAGTTACCGTTAGCGTCTTGAACTGCACCATTACGACCAACTTGTTTATAAGCTGCGCTTGGTTCCGGCTTAGGAGCTGCGAGTACAGGGTCTATCCCTAAGAACTCGCAAGTATCTGCATCCCATACTCGCGGCAGGGATGTGTTGCTGTGCATTCTTCTGACTTCGCCTTGAGTTTTGACTTCGCCAGTTGATTGAATACGATATTCCATGATTCACCTATGCTATTGCTAAGAAGATGTAAGTGCCGCCACTGGCGTTAAGCGCAGCAGGGGCAGATGATGTTACTGTAAAGCCACTGGAGAGTGGGTCAATGTAGTCCGTAGATGTGACTTCAGCGGCTGTAGAGTTTAAGAGCAGATACGGATCGTTGCCTGAAACAATGCCTCTCTCGCTGTCCCAGACGTACCAATCGCCAGTAGAGTCTGTACGCTTGATGAGGACAAATCTAGCACCTGCCGAGAATCCACAGTCTACGTTTAAGTCAGCACCTGTGCCTGTGATGCTACCTACTTTGCTTACTCCGTCTAGTGTGGCGAAGAGGTAGGATATATATGTTTGACCAGACGTATTAGGTTCGCCATTATTGCCTGTAGTCCAATAAGCGGCTGTTTGAGTAGCAGCTCCGTCAAACCGCTGAAAGCCTCCGTAACCTTCCGTAGAGTTTAAGGCTACACTAGAAGCCCAACTTCCATCATCAGGAAGGCTGCTATGCCATGTTTCCCAATAGGTATTAGAGGCGCTTCTGCATTTAACGATAATCATCTCCGGAGCAGAGCCAAGGTTATGAGTAATCTGACGACTAGCAGTCCCATCACCAGTATAAGCCACCACATCAAAAAAGCCTGTGGCGCGTTTGAACATCCATGACAGTTGTGTGCTTAATGTTCCGTTAGAGTCAAGCCATCCATCTTGGTAATCAAATTTTATATTTGTGTCTGTG